GGGATTCCCGGTCACCCAGTGAGGGTGATCGTCACCGGAGCACGGAAGTGGTCGGACAAACGCGCAGTCTTCTCCGCTCTGGAGAAGCTGCTCCACGCGTCCGGCCCCTTCGTCCTGGTGCACGGAGCCTGCGCCACGGGCGCAGACGCCATGGCCGAGGAGTGGTTCCTACTGGTCGGCCAGGAGCAGGGCGTTTTCCGGGTGAAGTACCCGGCCGCCTGGCTGCGCGAGGACGGGACGGTGGACAAGTCCGCCGGGTTCCGGCGCAACGCGGAGATGGTGAGCAAGGGCGCTGACCTGGCCCTCGCCTTCCCCCTGCCGGAAGGCAGAGGGACACAGCACACCGTTGACCTGGCCCGCAAGGCGGGCATCGAGGTCATCGAGCACAAGGAGGGGTAGTGCTTCAGCGCGTGACGTTCGTCGCCAGCGTCGAGCTGGACGACGAGGGTTTCAACTGGGAGACCGCAAAGGCAGCTGTTCAGGATGTCCTCCAGGACGGCTCCGCGCCGCATCACGACCTGCGTGTGGCGCGCGTGATCCTCCTTGAGCACGTCGAGGAGGAGTAGTTGTACCGGCTCTCCCGGCTGGTGAAGCGGGGCGGGGTGGGGCAAGAGCCCCTGCCCGCCCCCTTCGCTTCCTGGACCGAGCGCGGGATGCGTATCCGGCGGAACTCCCTGCACCTGTGGGCAGGGCCGTCGGCCTCCTTCAAGACCATGATCATCTTGAACGCCATCATGAACATGAAGGTCCCCACGCTCATGTTCTCGTCCGACTCGGACGAGTCGACCATCGCCTCCCGGATGCTGGGCATCCTCACGGGCACCCCCATCGACAAGACGGAGGAGTGGCTGTCGCCCACCTCGGGCGAGCTGGAGAAGGCAGCCCAGCTGCTGGAGCCCCTGGACTACATCCGGTGGGACTTCAGTCCCAACCCCACGCTGGACGACGTGTGGAACGCGACCTACGCATACGCCACCGTCGAGGGCTGCTGGCCGCAGCAGATCGTCATCGACATCGCCTCCGACGTGTACCTGGACGGGCACAAGGACGAGTGGTCGATGCTCAAGGAACTCATGCGCCAGGGCAAGGTGCTGGCCCGTGAGACCGGTGCGGCGGTGCACATGGTGCACCACGTCTCGGACGCCTGGAAGCCCACCCTGGAGCGCCCTGTGCCCTCCCGGGGGGATGTTCTGGGCAAGCTGTCCGGCATCCCCGTGCTGATGGTCAACTTCGCCCCCGGAGGGGACGGCGAGGTGCTCGCCGCGTGCGTCAAGAACCGGTTCGCCAAGTGCGACCCGAGCGGCAAGACCTTCCTGCGGATGTCCGTCAATCCCGCCACCGGACTGGTGAGCGACTACATGCCGGGCCTGCGCCCGGCCGCACAAGGAGGAGAGTGGTGGCAACAGAACTGAACTGGGAGTGGGAATCGCCCCCCGGATCAAGCAGCTCACGGCGCCAGGGCGTCAGCCACATTCAGGCAGCCCAGGCGTGCCGCGAGAAGCGGGGCCAGTGGATGCGCCTGCGGGAGTACCCCTCCGCGCAGAGCTCTTCGTCCACGGCCAACGTGATCCGCCGGGGGGCGACTCCCCCCTGGCGACCGGCAGGTGCGTTCTGGGCCCTGGCCCGGACGGTCGAGGGACGGCACTACGTGTACGTCCGTTACGTGGGAGAGGGCCAGGAGAGTGAGCGATCTGCACCAGATGCCCCTGATGGGGCGTGACCTGCCGAGCTACAGAGACTGGACCCACACCCGCCCCCGGGTGTGGTCCCACCGTGAGGCGACAGGTCATCGCCTCTGGTTCTGGAGGGTGACAGACAAGGTCACCCACATGTCCTCGGTCCACGGCCCGTTCTGGACGTGCGCGGACGCGCACAACGACATCGGAAGGGAGCTGCAATGAGTGACGACTGGCGCTGTCCCACTTGCGGCGGGACAGGCCGCGTGCCGGTCGGCCCGGGAGACCCGGAGTGGGGTACCGGGGCCGACTCGAAGCTGTGTCCCAGCTGTGGAGGGAGTGGGGCGAAGTCCGGATGAACAAGCGTGCGCGCCTGGCCAGGCGCATCCTGCGGGAGCACCGCCAGGGCTGGCCGTGGCACATGACCCGCCTCCCTGGCGGGGTCCATCTCCACTGGTCCTGTTCCCACTGCAAGAAGTGGGACAGGGCCCTCATTTCTGAGGGGTCACCCCGTGCCTACCGCTAACGCCCGCAAGGGCTCGGAGACGGAACGGATGGTGGCGAAGTACCTGCGTGAGCAGGCGTTCGCCGCCGCCGACCGGCGCCTGCGCGAGGGCCGGGCGGATGACCAGGGGGACATCGACGGTGTCCCCCACACCACGATCCAGGTGAAGTACGTGGCGCAGCCACGGCTCCAGAGCTGGGTCGAGGACACGCTGAAACAGCGTGACAACGCGGGCAATCCGTTCTGCCTCCTGGTGGTCCGGATCAAGGGCAAGCCAGTGGCTCAGTGGAGCGCCTACATGCCCCGTGAGGCCACGCCGTACGACCCCGAAGAGACCCCCGAGTCGGAGGCGTGGACATGGATCCGTATGGACCTGCGGCTCGCGGTCGTTCAGCTCAGCGAGATGATCCGTACCTGGGCCTACTCGGACTTGTACTCGCTGGCTACGGAGTCGACACCCACGCTGGCCGGGATCAGGACGTGGCTCTCTGCCCCGTCCATGGGGAACGGGTCCCGTCCTTCAGCTACAGCCTGACCAAGGGCGTGTTCTTCTGCTTCGCCTGCGACGCCAAGGGCACGGCCATCGATCTGATCATGATGATGGAGAACTGCGGCCGTGCAGCTGCCCAACAGCGAGCAGAGGATCTTCTTCGAGCGAGCGGTCTCGCAGTACCAGACCGATCTCGGAGCCGATACCAGCGCCCAGGCGTATCTGAGGGGCCGAGGGATCGGTCCCGAGATCGCCGGTACGTTCCGCCTGGGCGTCGTTAGGACGCCTCTGCCAGGCCATGAGGGGATGCGAGGCAGGCTCTGCATCCCCTACATCACCCCCTCCGGGGTGGTGGCCTTCACCTTCCGCTGCCTCCAGGACCACTCCTGCAAGGAGGTGGTCCTGTGGGTGAACGACGAGGGCAAGGAGGTCCACTGCCGCAAGTACCTGGCCCCGGAGGGCATGGACAGGACGCTCTACAACGTCCTGGATCTGAAGAAGGCCACCAACGTTCTGTACCTGTGCGAGGGGGAGATCGACACGCTGACCCTGTCGTCGTGCGGCTTCCCGGCCGTGGGCATCCCCGGGGTCAAGAACTGGAAGCCCCACTACACCAAGGCCCTGGCCGACTACGTCGAGGTGGGGCACATCTTCTGCGTCGCCGACGGCGACGAGGCGGGTCGCAAGATGGCCCGCTTCCTGGCCAAGGAGGTGGGGGCGCACACCGTGCGCCCCCCGCAGGGCGAGGACATCAATTCGATCTACGTGAAAGGAGGCACCCGTGCCGTCCAGCAGTGGCTCGCAGGAGCCGTCTAGTCTCGATCGCCTGAGCGACTGGCATCTGAGCTTCATGGGGGACCCGGAGCCCACGCCCCACCTCACCGAGGCGGAGCACGAGCGCATCGCCGACGGGGAGCCGTACTGCTTCCGCTGCGGCAAGCCCGCGTCGTCGTTCTCGGAGTACGCCCCTAACGACACCGCCATGCGGGCCGAGATGGTTCGTCAGGACGAAGGCACCTACAACCCGGCCACCAATCGCTTCGCCTGCGATGAGTGCTACATCGCCATCGGTATGCCGGTCGGAGAGCCCGGCAACACATACGGCTGGAAGGCGCCATGAGCGCCCGGGATGAGATCTTCAACCGCCTCACGGGCGCGCTCATCCCCAAGGACAGAGCCAACGCCATGATCGACGCCTACGCCCACGAGCTGGCCGAGAAGATCCGGGCGGAGGTGACCGCACTCGGCATGGCATCCGACGGTGGCGCCAGGCACTACCGGGACGCCGCCAACCTCATTGACCCGAAGGTGATCACGTGAGCTGTCCCGTGCCTCCCGGCGAGGAGCACTACCCCATCACCGTGGCGGACCCTGACGGGGGCCCGCCACGCATCGTCTGTGCCAAGTGCCAGCAAGTCATCGGATAGGAGAGAGATGAGCCAAGGAGATCAGCCCGTGGGGCCCACCCCGCAGGGCACCTGTCAGCACCAGTGGGTGCAGAACCCCAGCACGCTGCGCTGGACCTGCGCCCGGGGATGCGGAGCGTCGATGTGAAGCACAACCTGCGGCGCGTGCTGCACCTGACCCAGGCGCGGGACTTCACGGTTCGCGCCATCCGCGCCTGGCGGCGCCTGCTGCCGGACTGGACGCCCACCCTGGACATGCTCCGGGAGCTGGACACCCGGCCCCATGAGCACGTCTCTGCGGTCCGTGTGGTGGCCGAGGGATGGGACGAGCGGGATGCCCGCTGGGACGTCCTGCTGGCCCTGCTGGAGTGGGAGCGCCGGGACGCGCTCAGGAAGTACGGCGAGGATCAGTGGCTGGAGGAGGGCCTTGATCGCCTGAAGGTGGCGCTCAAGGAAGAGGACGACACCGACCTGACTGAGGCTGACGTCGACCAGATGATGGCCGACGCCGAACCCGCCGTAGTGATCCCCATCACGGTGGTCAACAGCCACGGCCAGGTGCTGACCGAGGGCGAGACCACCGTAGAGACGCCGCTGAAGGCGGCGTTCCTGAACAACGTCAGGCCCATTCGCCACCTCAGGGAGAAGAACGATGCCGGAATGCCTGCACCCGACACACGTCACGACGCATGAGCCGGACGGTTCCCCTGAGGGCGGCTACTACATCGTGACCCGCTGCGCCGTCTGCATGGCAGAGCTGAACCGGGTCCACATCATCGGATAGGAGGGGGAGTATGACCGACAACGGATGCACCCATGCCAATGCGAGCATGGACGCCAGCGGGCGCATCGTCTGCAACGACTGCGGCATGGTGCTGCACGGTGGCTAGGTTCGAGAACTGCCCCGTCTGCGGGCAGCCGGGAGTGAGCGCGTGAGCGGACATCCCGCCGACAAGGACAAGCCCAAGGAGCACCCGCCGCAGCACGTCCACGACTGGGTGCCCATCATGAACGACTGGGGAGAGGTGACGGGGTACAGCTGCGCATGCGGTGCGTACCAGTCAGCATGAGCGATCCCATGGCAGTGGTCTTTAGGACCTCAGACGGCGGCACCCATGAGATGTGGGTGCCGCCTGGTTTTGCCTTCGTCCTCGGGGCCGGGGGCATCCTGATTCAGCAGGAGGACAACACGGTGGCGGCCATCCTGAGCGTCCGCCCCCTTCGGCGAGGAGAGGTACATGCCGATCAAGTTCACGAACACGGCGAAGGCCCTGAAGATCGAGTGGGCGAACGAGGACGCGAGCCAGACAGCGTCGTTCTCGGTGCCGAAGCAGGCGACCGAGGTGGAGCAGGTCAAGGCCCTGCTGAAGGCAGTGGGGTTCCTGGGGAGCCAGACGGGAGTGGTACCCCCGCTGACGGGTGCGGGTTCAGCCCCGCAGACGAGCGGGCCTGCGGGCTCTGCGACGACTGCACCGAGTACCTCACCGACCCCGCCACCCCCTGGCCCCAGTACCGGACCCCGGGTCCCGATGATGCCCCCGGGGTCACTGTCTGACCGGCCCGCCGACGGCGGGCCGCCGCGTGACACCTTCCAGTGGGCTTCCATGCCCACCATGTCCGTGCCCCCCGAGCTGGCCGCCCCCGAGGCGGGGGGCTGGGAGATGATCCCGCCCGGGGAGGTGTGATGGACCCGGAGCAGGAGATCGGCATGTACCTGCGGAGCAAGGGCGTCCAGCACGCCGTGCTCAAGGACATGCTCGATCAGTTCGCGCACAACCTGGCGGAGGCGATCCGCGCCATGGTCGCGGAGAACGTCAAGAGCTACGGCCCTAGCGAAGCTGATCAGGGTGCACTTGACGCTGCCGACCTGATCGACCCCGAGGTGCGATCCTAGGAGCGGTCGGTTTCTTCCTCTCCTCCGACCCATCCCCGCCAGGGGGCCGAGTCACTGCCCGGCCCTGGTTCCCCTGGCGGGGAACGGAGTCAGACCGGCGGCAAGCGGTGCGTGTGCCACTCCTCGTGACGCTCCGCACGCTGTTCCAGCCGGTCGATCTGGAGCTGAAGATGGGTGTGGTCCTTGTCCTTGGCCAGCACCATCTTGCCGATGTCGTCCGTCAGCTCTTCGAGCTTACGGCCGGTCAGCACCCACTGCTGGCTCACCCGCCACAGACTCCGGATCAGGGTGGCCACGCCGCCGATGCTGATCGTGATCAGCGTGATGATGACCGTGAATCTCTGGTCCGGGGTCATAGGCTCTCCTCGTTAGCTGGGCAGTACACCCATTGCGATCAGCAGGACCATAACGAAGATCCCTACGAGCAGCAGAAACGAGATGCCGCCGTAGTACGGGCCCTCAGGCATCAGATGCCTCCGTTCTGGTCCGGACGGACCAGGGTCGGGGATGACGGTTTCGATTCGGTCGACATGCGGTCGACGATGTTCGTCTTGATCCCGCTCAGCAGCAGCGCGATCGGCGCTGCCCACCACGTCGGGATGCTGGCCAGGTACGTGACGGCCAGACCAAGGCCAACCTGCGCGCCAGTCCATAGCGCACGCTCCAGGACGTTCTTGCTCAGTAGGGACGGCATGGTGCCTCCCCTTCCTGTTGCCAGGGCCGCAGGCCGTCAATCACGGTCGCGGTCGCTCTGTCCAGATGCCCCGTAACCGGGAGCCCAAAAAGGTACTGAGCGCCCCTCAGGGCGCTTTTCGTGGCCGTGTCCATCTCTCCGGTAGGAGAGACCCTCAGAGCCCGCTGAGCGACCCTCAGGGCCTCGCGCTCAGCCTCTGAGGCTGGGGCGATGATGTCCCGCTCGAACCAGTCGAGACTCACTGGCCCTCGCCGCAGGGCCAGTGCCAGGTGTTGTCGCTCTTGTTCTCGTCGTGGTCGGCGTACGCGTCCACGTACGGCTCCTTGGGGATGTGCACCCGCAGCTCCGCGTTGTGGTTGAACGACTCCGTCTCCATGACGATGGCGGCGCGACAGGCGCCGCGCTCGTCGTACCAGTGGACGATGTCTCCCACCTCGGGAGCGCGCTGCGCCTTCGCGTCCCGCTTGATGCGGGCGTAGTTCAGGTACGACTCACCGAAGGTGGCCTGCGCCTCGACCTGCGCTTCCTCCAGGTTCTTCATGTACTCCTGCGTCGGCTTCTTCGGCGTGCCGTCGTCGTTCCACAGGTCCGGGTCCAGGATCTCCATGGCGCCCTCTCCTAGCCGATGGTGTCAGCGATCGTCCTCAGCTGGACGGTCAGATAGCCACCGTAGCCGTTGGTGTTGTTGGCAGGCTGAGCGCTCTGCTTGAACTCGAAGTCGTCCACCACGCAGATATAGGACCGCTGGAGGTTCAGGTCCTGGAAGCTGACGGAGTCACCGTTCTGGGCAATCTGCTCGAAGGTCTCCAGACGATCCAGGGTGCGGCCCTCGTA